GTTCCCCTCAAAAATGAGGTGCTCCAGAATTTAATTGTTTCTTGAGCCTTGAGATTACCATAGAGCATTTCAAAGTCCGCATCTGTTGGCATCTGGAACATGTACTTAACCATATTTTTATATGGTATTTGATATATATCTGCCTTGTCCTCGTGGTCTCCGGGGAGAAATCCAATTTCACGACAGGCAACTAAAGACCTTACAAGATAGATTCTCTCATAGGGTTTAGTTTCATCCATCACATCACATAAAGCATTGTAGAGTGTTATGAATGTCTTTCCTGTTCCTGCAGCACCATAAGCAATGATGTGCTTACTCTTATAAGATTCAAATAATTTTTTTTGATTCTCTGTGAGTGGTTCTACATCAATTAAATATTCAGCATTTAAAGGTTTTTTCCTTTTAAATTGTTTCGCTGTCAAACCAACCCCAATCGGTTGATCGGAGGTTCTCTTTTTTCTTGGCATTATAGTTTTTGAACTAAGTTAGGATCGTTTCTTCTACGATGAGGTATCGCTTTCCTTGTCTTTTCTAAAACATCATTCCAACCGGGTTTTGACTTTCTTAATTTATCTTTCCACTCTCCTACCTCCCCAAATCCGGGAATTGTTGAAGGATCAGAGTAATCTCTCGTCCAATCGGGATTTTCATCTTTCCATTTATCCCAATCATGAACACTCATAGAGACTTCTTTTCTCTCTCCTGTTTCTGTGTGTACTACTGGATAGGTCGCCATAATTTAATATTAGATGTAGTTATTTAGACCCACTGAAGGGCTTCTGATACGATAGGGAACTGTTCAATGAATACAGATCGACATGCCTCTGCAATGTCCATGTGTTCTTTCTGTGTACCATGTGCAGTTCTTAGATCAATGTAATGTATCCATGATCTACATGAACCTGTCATATAGATTCTTGTGGGTGTACACAGTGGTAATACCATTCTAGCACATTCTTTTGCAACTCCCTCCTCTATCATTTGATTATACAATGATTGAGCAGAACTAAAAAGTGTTTGCATTTGTGCTTCTAACTTTTGTTGTACAAAAGGATCTAAGTCATCTATACTATTTTGACGATTTTTCTTATCTTGTCTGCGTAACTCAGGTAATTTTATCTTGCCTAATTCATTGCTCTGAGCATATCTTTGTGAGAACTCTTGGAAAGTAAAACTACGATGTCTTAATATTTGTGCTGCAATCGCTCTTGTAGTTTCAATCTCAAGTGTCATTGATGACTGCTCAAAAACAGACCAATGATTATGTTGTATGCAGTATCGAAGAAGTCCTGCAAATTTTTCATTATCCTGATTGTTGGGATTTGAAACTCTAGCAATATATGCCATTGTCTTCTCCGCATCAGGAGAAATACTTACAAGTTTAACTGTCATTACTTGAATCCTTTTTTAAGTTTACTGTCTAAAATATCCACTTCCTCTTGAACGACTCGTAATTGTTTTTTCATATCTTTAAGTTGCTCATCGCTGTAGAGATGTTCTTGAGCAATTAATCTCTTAAGTAATTTGACGAGTCTTCTGGCTCTTGATGTATCTAGTGAGGTGCCCATAAAGTTTCGACATACTTATTTAGTAAAAAAAGACCATCTGCCCGACTCACT